GCGATGTTCGGTCACCTCGACGTAAACCGGGTCGAGCTTGGAGCGGCCTTCACGCGCCTCGCCTGGTGGCGGCAGCTCGGTGTAGAGGCCGACGAAATGCCGCGACAGAGCGCAGATGCACTCACCAAGCAGGCCAGGGAATTCGGGCGACGCGCGCGAAATCACGGGCCAGCTCCTAGCGCTTCTTCCCGGTCCGCGACGCCGCAATCAGCCAAAGCAGCAAGGCAGCTCGCCAGTACCAAGGCGCATCGCGCACGGGTCACGGCGCCCCCGTTGGCTCTTTGCCGACGACTTCGGCGACCTTGGCCGAGACCTGCGCATTCACCTGGTCGGTGTGCCCCCATGCGTTCACGAATTGCGCAGCGCCAGCGATGACGGCAGCGGCCGCGAGCTGCAGCTCGGCCGGCAACTTGACGACATATTGCGAGAGCGCGCCGAGTAGCGCGACTGCCACGGTGACGGCGAACGATGAGAGAAGCTTTTTTGTTCGAGGGGTCATGCAGTGTTTTCCTTTCAAACCGCATTGAAATAGCCGAGCAGAGCCTGAAGGGACGGATTGGCTGCCCCGGGATAGTTCAGCGCCACGACGTTTCTAAGTTGAGCCTTTAGCGTCTGGTAACGCAGGGCGCTCAATGCCGGGGCCCCACTTGAATCTGCTCTAAGCTGCGTCCAGAAGTCGAGCACATTGGCGTCACTCGGGTTAGAGATGCCTGGGAAGTTGCCGCTCAGCAGCCCGCGAAATGCATACCCAATCGCCGCCTGTTGAGCACTTGGCAATGCCGCCGCTCCGCTAGCCTCCGCAGTGAGCTGGGCAAAGAAGCTCAGCACCTCGCCATCACTCGGGTTGGCGACTAGGAACGAGTTCGCTGCGAGCGCGCGCCCAAGCATGGCGCGCATACTGAGATACTGATCTGTGAGCAGCCTGATTAGTTCAGCCACCAGCACCGGATCCCAACGTAGGTACCCGCCCTCTGCCAAGTGGGTCCCGTCGATAGACAGCGACAGCGATGGATTCATGTCGGCTTGCGTGAGCACTTCGCCGACGTTGGCCAAGCGGTGCGCGAACGTGGGCCACGTAGCTTTTAGGTCCGCGTTGATTATTTGGCGCGCAGCCTCGAATCTTGCATCCCCAAAAACGGCGGACAATGTGCACGCAATTACAAGGAATCCGTCCGCCATTCCGCGTCTGCACACCGACTTGTATGCAGGTAGGACGATTGCAGCTACTTGACTCGGCGTAAGCGTGCCCAGCCCAGCGGACACATCGTTAATCGAAATGCCCTGGCATACGAGAATGTTTTTTGGCCGAGCAGGGTCGTAGCGAGGGAGAGCATCGGAGAGGTAAAACGCTGGGATTTGATCCGGATTCGTCGTTCCCGTTCCAGCCGCCGCGACGTTGAGTGCGCGTGGCGGATTAGCCAACCCGTTCAGCGCAGTCTGCCAGGCTGGCCGCCATCCCGAGCCGACTGAATCGCCAAGAATTGTGACCGTCGACGCCGCAATCGGTGGATTGCCGACGGGCTTACTCAACAGGTACGCTTGGAGATCGCCTTGGTCGGCTGAGGACAAGGCCTGCGAATAAACCACGTATTGACTTACAGCTAAGTGCGAGTTCGCGTAGCCGGTCCACCTCCCAATCTGAAATGCGCTCAGTGTTCCCGCGGTGGGCGCGGTGGGGATCACCAGCGTTTGCGATACGCCGTTGATCGTAAGCCGAATCTCGAATTGTGTTGGCGTGCACGTGAGAAGTAGCGTGCATTCGGTGACGTTGTGTCCAGGCTGAATGCCAGTCAGCCCAGGAATAACCGCAGTGTATGCAGGAGACTGCAAGACGAAAGCCCCGCCCTGCATGTACATCGCAAGGTCGGTGCCTGCGGTATGCGTTGCATAGAACAGCGGCATGGTCTGTTGTCCGCCACGTGATTGCCATGCGAGCGCGATCGTGCAGTTGTTCGCCGGCACCGGACTCGCCGGTGCTGGGAACACCATGAAGTTCGGATCGCCCGAGTGAAAGTCGAGCGCAGCAGTCTCGCGCCATGGCCTCGCGTTTCCGCTCGCTGTGATATTCCCCGACAACGGCGCGGGCTGAGCGATCTGCGCAACGCGCCCATAAGGCACCGTCGCCACCGTCGTGCCGGCATCGGAGTACGCGGTTTGCCCTCCGTCGAGCCAGAGCGCTAGCCCAGCTAGCGCAGCGGGCGTGCTCACAGCGATACCTGCCCCAAATACTTCGAGGTGACAGCGGGTCGGATTGCTCCCGCCCAATCCGGCGCATTTGGTGTGTACACAACCGCAAACACACTGGCATTAGTCGGGGCTGATGCTCCGGGTGAGTTGTATATTCTAGTGTTTGTAGCGGTGTCGTTTCCTGCGTTACCCGTCTGCGTAACGGCACCAATCTTGGTTGTGTCGCTCGCGTTGTTCGAGCGCTTTATCTCCAGGATGTTCCAGTTGAGTGGATTGACAGTCACGCTCACGCCAGCAACGTTGGCATTCTTATGGTAGAAACCCGTGGACGGCGCGGCACTTAGACAGCCGACGCGATTCCCAAACGCGGAATCGCCGTTGCCAAGGATGCACGCATCGCCCACCGTTGCTAAATAGCGGAAGACGGCAAACACATAATAGGGAGTTGTGCCAGGCGCGGGGAGATTGATGCCATTCGTGATGAACAGGTCATCAATGCCATCACCAATCAGCTCGACGTTCCCATTAATTCCGATACCGATGATTGGTTGAGTGGTGCTGCTCGCGGTCGTCGCGTGCTTGCCATTGCCACTCTGATCCGTGAGCGCCGAACATGTCGCATCCCAATTGTTGCTCTGCACAGCGTTGCCAGCAGCCCAGACGAGGGAGGCACCGGTCCCAGCGCCGGTCAGCGCTACAGGCGTAGCTGGCGTAGGCTGGACACCTGTCATCGCCCACGTCGAGCCGCCGTCGAACGAGATGTCGAACGTCGCCGAGCCGATGGCTACCGTGCCAACGCTGGTGGCCTTTGTACGAATGGGCACCGGTCGACCGACAACCGCTCCGGTAAGTGTCACCACGGTTGTCGAGGTATTTGTAGTGCCAGGGAGTAGTGTGCCGCCGTAGGTCAGACCGAGATCGGACTGAAGCACTTGGTAAGCGCCAGGGAACAGCGACGCGAAGTTGATGGTGGTATAGGCTGCGAAATACCCGAGCAAATCCTGAAGGGACGGATTTGCTGCCCCGGGATAGTTCAGCGCCACGCGAGACAGTAGCGCTTGCTTAAGCACCTGGTATCGCGCAGTCGGCAGCGCGGCCGCGCCGACTGCATCGGACCCGAGCTGAGCCCAAAAATCCAATACCTGTGCGTCGTTCGGGTTGGACACACCGGCATAGTTGCCGCTCAGGATTCCTCGGAACGCATACCCAACAGCCGCCTGTTGAGCACTTGGCAATGCCGCCGCTCCGCTAGCCTCGGAGCTCAGCTGATTGAAAAAGCTCAGCACCTCGCCATCACTCGGGTTCGCAACCAAGAACGAGTTGGCCGCGAGCGCAGCACGGAACAGCGCCCGCATGCCGATGTACTGCGCCGCGGAGATGGTCACCAGTACACCGACACCTTTTGCGCCGTGCTCGTGTTTTTGAGCCCGATCGCTTGGATATCGAATCGCTGTCCAACGAAAACCACGTCCAGCGTCACGTCAACGCCATCGAGCCCGGTAGCGACGAGCGTGCCGACCGCGCCGCAGATGATCCAGCGGCACGGCCGCCCCTCGGCGGGCGCTCCGAGACCTGGGATGTTGAGCTTTAGCGGGTCGTTCGCAAGAATATCGTAGTTTGCTGGCGCAGCCGTCCACGCTGTGCGGTACGCCGTCGATGATTGCTGCAGTTCGTTCTGTGCGGTTGCCATGCTCGTTACCCTCCAAGGGTTTCCTGCGCCCCCGACTGTCGGGAGACTCCAATCTTGTTGAGTGATGCCGTCGTGCGGCCTGCCTTTGGCTGCGTGTCAACCTTGGCTTTCGCCGCCTGCATCGCGCCTACACGATCGATGAAAGCGCCCACCAGCGTCGGCTCTCCAGCGCCGTGCAGGTCCAAAAACAGGTCAAGCTGCAACCGATCGTTGAACGGCATGCGCTTGCCGGACTGGTCGAGCTCGCGGATTTTCTCCAGCGCCTTGAGCTGAACCTCGGCATAGAGCTCCGGGTACACCGCCTTCAGCGCGTCAACCTGCGCATGGGTGACCGTGCCGCGGCGCAAGTCGTCGATGACGCTCAGCGGGTTAGCGACGGCAGACCACTTTTGCGCGAACTCGCGAATCTGCAGGTCGCTAGGGCTGAACTTGCGCGACGGCTGGAACATGGTCGGCGCAGCCGTCCCTGCCGGCAGCTGCGACTCCAGGTACTGCGCGCCGCGAGTTGCCGTGATGGTTGCCGCCTGAGTGAGTCGCGGCATCGTCTCTGCGCCTCCACCCATGGCCGACTGCATCGATGCACGCACGCCTGCGCCCATGTCGCGGTTCGCGTCTGCGAGTTCGGCAATGCGCTTCTCGTAGGCTGCGCGCAGGTCCTTGGACTTGCCCTGAAACGCCTCCACCGCAGCTGGCGTCACGAGGCGCTTGAGTGGTACCGCACTCGCGGTCCGGTCGAGTCCAGCGGCAGCGGCGGACGCGCGCGCCGTCGACTCTCGGAAGAATGCGCCGAGTCCAGACTCAATCTTGCCGTCCAGGTTATTCGCGAGCTTGTCGGCGAGCACGGCGAGCACGGCGCTCGAATGCTCGCGAATCGTCTTGTGCGCGAATGCTGAAGCAACCGCTCCGATCGGACCACCACCGAGCACACCAGCTGCAGCGCCCACGCCATAGTCGCTCGGTGACACGACTCGGTTGCCAAGGTTCTGCAGCTCGGCTGCGCCAGCAATGTCGGAGGCCAACAACAGGTGGCGGAATTGCGTCTTGATTTGCTTGTACGCCTGCGCTGCTTTCTGGTCGAAGAATGTGGCTGCCTTGTCCGACGCTGCCTCGATCGATTCCTCGAGGATGCCGCGCGCACGCTCCAAATCTTTCAGGTTTGGCGGCGCCCCCTGCTGCGTGAGGTTCACACCGCGCTTGGCCTGATAAATCTGGTCGTCGAGCCCTTGGCGCAACCGCGTCAGGTCGGCAACGCTGACAGGTGTCTTGCCGGTCTTCGGCTGAACTAGCTTGCGCCCGTTGCCCTGTGGCACCGCCTCGAAACGCTGCGCCGCCATCTCGCGAATGTCGTTCACCAGCTGGCGCACCGGTGCCGCCTGAGCCGCAACAGACGATAGCGGGTGGCTTTCGAGCGGCGCGACTACCTCTTGCTCGATGCGGTCGGCGATGGCGTCGGCCTGTGGCGCAATCTCGGGGTGCGCCTCAAAAACCTTGTCCGTCTTTTCGCGGAAAGCGCCGAGCTTCGCCCCCGCTTCCTCCTTGGCTTTCAGCACGCGTGCGGAGAGTTCCTCTTGCGAGTCGAGCGCGCGGAACACTGGGGTTCCGTCGTCGAGCGTCACACCGCGCACGGTGCGCGCCATGTCGTGCATGGTCTGTTCGGCTTGCTGCGCGTTGCGTCCGAGCTTTTTCAGCGTCGAGCCGCGCGCGCCCAAAGCCTTCGCAGTGCGCTCGTCGGCAAAGTCACGCAGGCCATTGGAGAAACGGCTCGGCGCAGCTCCGGCGCCTTCGGCAGCGGCATCAGTGACCAGGGCGCCCGCTTCAGGCGCTGCGGCCTCTCCGATGCTCACGGCGTCACGCCAGCTTTTCGCTGGCGCATTCGAGAGCGACACGTCTTGCGTAGTTTTGCTAATTACGTTGCCCTCTTCGTCGTAACGCACCACATCTGCGGCGATCGTCTTGTCACCGCGCTCAGCGGCGAGCGTCATTCGATGGCGCCCGTCCGCAACGGTTGCCGTTTCTGGGGAGCCGTCAAACTCGGGATAGATTTCGATTCGCGGTTTACCAAGCCGGTCAGCGCCATGCGGACCTTTCGCGGCATCGCTGCGCAGATATTTGAACGACTCATCACGCATTGACGAACGATCGAAAGCACCCACGTTCACGTCGATAGGAACTGCCTGCGCAGGCGGTTCACCGAGACCACTCGCCACGTCCAGCGGCGCCTCGGCCTGCGCAGGCAACCGCGGTGAGTCGAGCGGCGTTGCCCCACGCGAACCGCGCCGCAGTAGCGCGCCGCCGCCGTGAGCGGCTAGCGAAACGCCACCGCCGAGCAGCGCACCCCAACCCATGGCCGCAATCAGCTTTTCGCCAGTCAGCGGAATGTTGTGGAGGTAGGCCTCCTCGCCAGCCTGCGCCTGGCCGTACGCGGCGCCCTCCAGTGCGCCTGTCGCCAGAGCACCCGACGCGCGCGCGGCAAGGCCCTCTCCGAGCGCTTTGGCGGCACCGGCGCCCAATGCCTTGGCACCGCCGGCAAGCGCTCCGCCGCCTGCCAGGGAGCCCGCCACGTTGCCAGCGAACGCGGTCGCCGGATTCAGCTCTGCTCGAGCGCGGGCGTTCTCGCCGTATTCCCGGCCGTAAGCCTCCGCGTTCCGGTCGCTGGTCGCCCCGCCCCAAAGTGCCGCGATGTTCTCGACAGTCTTTCGCCCGCTGATGTCCTTGAGCGGGTCGGCGTCGCCCCACAGGGCGGCGTTCGCTCGGAGCGGCAACGCGATCGGAGCCTGCGCGGCGTCAATGGCGCCAGCGGCTGCGGACTCCAAGCCCGTCTTGATTTGGGCGCCCGTTGTTTGCGCTTTCTTGTCGCGCTCGTGCTGCGCGTACTCCTCGGCAGTGATCGCAAAGCGGTCGCCCTCGGCAATCTTCGCGGCGGCTGCAGAGGGGTCTGTTTTGAAGACATGCCCGTCCGCGTCGCGCAGGTACGCCTTCCCGTCCTTGACGAACGTGGGCGCCTTGTCACTCATCGTCAGGCTCCTCTGGAGCAAATGCCTTGTCGGTCTGCGCCTTGGTCACAGCCCCGCGGCGCTCGGCGTTGTGCTTGCCAACAATGTCTGCGCCGTAGCCAGCATCGCGCTCGTGAGCGGCAGCGTCCTGCTCGCCCTGCAGCAGATTCAGGCCTCCGAGCAAGTCAGAGTCGTAGGTGCCACTGACCATGTTGTCGAGCCGCTTGAACTCGTCCTCAGTGACCGCCGTACCGCTGCGCATCTTGAGCGTATTGGAGAGCACGTCAGTTTTGACTTGGCGGAAGTCGCGACCCTCTTGCGAGGTGAGCGCATTCGGCACCCATCCCGTTGCGCCGTGGCCAGCAACGGACGGCTCTTTGCCCTTCGGCATGACCCAGCGCCCCGTCTTTTGGTCCCACACCGCGCCGATTTTTCCGGCGAGATTCTTGAGTCCGGTGCGTGCTGCGGCCTCGGCCTCCTTTGCCTTGCCGTAGTCGATTTGGAACTTGCGCTCTGCTTTGGCTGAAATCGGGTTCTGCGGTCCGAGGCCCTTTCGAAGCGCCATCTCCTGATCCAGAGTGAGCGGCTTGCTACCGCTGCCGCCACCGCTCGCACGGTGATACTTCTCTTCGCTCGTCGTCGTTGTCTTGCCCGCGGCGAGGTCGGCGCGCGCCTGCTCGTTCAGTAATTGCTGCTGCTGAAACTGCGCGGCCAATACTTGCGCGTTCGCGGCGATGTCCTTGCTGCGAGCCTGTGCTCCGAAACGGAGCGTCTCGGTTTCGGCGACCTTGTTCAGCGACTGCTGCAGGGCCAACTTCGCCATATCGATATCACCGTGGTAATACTCAGTCAGGCGAGCGAGCGCGTTCTTGCGGTCACCGCGGCCGGCGTCGAACGCCTCTTGCTGCGCAGCCATCTCGAGCTGAATCTTTTTTTGCGCCGCCTGGAACGCCCAGTTTTCGGTGTGGCCGATCGTTGCGCCAAACGCACCTAGACCTTGCCCGATGATGCTCAGCATCCCCGAGAATGCGCCGCCCGGTGTTGACCAGTAGCGATTCGGGTCAGGCTTCGCTGATTCGGTGTACTCAGCCAAGTCTTGCTGCAGTCGTGCGTCCTGCTGCTGAAACGCCATTTGCTTGCGCTGAATCTCGGCCTTGTTTCGAGCCGCCTCTTGCTGTGCCGCGAGGTTCTTTGCCGCTGCGTCCGCGAGTTGCGCATCTGCTGTTTCCTTGTCGCTGGCCGCCTTGGCCATCTGCGCGTCGAGCACCATGCCGGCAGCAGCAAGTCGATCGTGAGCTGCCGCGGTGTCGTATGCAGGCCCCCGCTCAGTCACGACTTTGTTAGAGTCGGGAGAGAAGCCCGCGGGCGTGAATGGCTGCGGTGCGGCGCCTGGGAGGTGACCAGTGCGTAGCGCTTCCCGCATGCGCGCATCGGACGCGGCCATAGCCTCGGCATTCGGGTCTGACGACGCGGGTGGAGGTTGAGCCCCTTCGGTTCCCTGTGGGCCAGGCGTGGGAGGCTCAGGCGTCGGCACAGGGGCCGAAGGGGTCGGTGCTGCAGCCGGCGCTGCTGCAGGCGGCGCATCGGTCGCCACCGGGCCAAGTTTGCCGCCGACTCGGTTTTCCCAACCAGGCTCTCCTTTGGTGAACTTGTCCCAAAGGCTGCCGCCTGCGCTGGGCTGCTCCGCGCTGTTGTCCGCGATACGCTGGTCGCCAATGCCAAGGCGCTCGCGGTGCTCGTCTGCGATCTCGGGTAGCGCCATCAGCGGCGGACGCCCATCATCGAAATGCAGCAAGCCGGCGCCCGGAAATTCGGGCACGTCGGTCACGTCGACAATCTTGGCCATCAGAGCCCACCCGTAGAGGTGGCGAACGACGTGGCGCGCTCGTCGCCTTTCTTGCGCTTTAGCGACGCGGGCAGCAACTGCTCGAGCTCGTCAATGCGCGCACCCAAAGCGTCGATATGGTTCTGTTGCGCGTGGTTTTGCGCGAGCCCGGTAAGTGCTGCGCGCGGACCATCAACGAACAGCTTACCGGTGCGCGCATCCTTGCCGACCATGCCGCGGGTGAGCGGGTGCGCCGCAAGGTCCTGCGCCATCGGCCCTGTTTGCATGCCGGGTTTAGCGCCCGGCGCTTCCGGGTCCTTGTACTCGTAGGTAGAGCCGGGCGCGTTGCGGGCGGAGTCAGCGAGCAGAGCATCGCCTTCGCTCAGGATGGGATGCGACTCGTCGCGAGCGAACCGGCGCTCTGTTCGTGCGTCGGCGCCTTGGGGCGCTTCCGGCAAGTACGTTTCGCCCACCCAATCGCCGCCATCTTTCGGCCCGGCTGAGTACTGCGATTGCGTGGAAAACGTCGGATGCCCGTGCTGCTTGAAGCGATCGGTAAAGTGCCCGCTGTCAGCGCCTCGTCCTTCACCCGCTAGGTATGCGCCGCGGTAGTCGTAATGGCTGTCCGGATGGTCCAAGTCTCGGACATTGTTTGTCTTGAGCCACTGACGGAATCCCGCTTCCTGTTCCGGCTTCAGCCTCGTGACCTCGCCCCGATCGTTCTGCTCGAGACCATATCGGCGCTCGACGGCATCCGCGCTCATTGCTTCGCGCTCGAAGGGCAGACCGAGCTTATCCGCTAGCTGCGCACCGTAGCTCTTGACCTGCTTTGGGTTGCTAGCGATGCCGCCAGCGCCGTACTTCTGCGCGAGCGCGTTTAGCTCACCGAAGGCATCGCGATCGAGCTCACGGCGACCAGCGCCGTAGTCTCCGCGCAGGTATTCGCCATTCGGCCCGAGCCCGCCGCCGGCAGCAGTGCGTGGCTCGGGGTCAAGCGGGCGAATATTCGTCTTACTGCGAACGTCGCTGAACACCTTGCCAAGCGCCTTGCCAGCAATACCGCCAAGGACTGAGCCGGCAATCGCACCGATCGGTCCGCCAATGGCGCCACCCGCAACGCCGCCCACCGCCTTACCTGCTCCGGAACCGATAGCCTCGTTGCGCGCGTCTTTCTTCTGCGCATCGAGCTCGCCCTGGGTCGGCCCCATCTTGACCGGGGTTGCGCCGAAGACAGAGCCGTTCGATTGGCTCGGAAGCGGCTTCACATCGTTGCCGTTCATCGAACCGCCAAGCGGGGTGATGTTGGTTTTCGTGCGCTCGTCAGAGAGCGCCCCGATCACGGTGCCGCCTGCGTTGAGCGCGGCCGCGGTGTAAGCTTGCTGCCGATTTGCGTCGGCGATTGCCGCCGCCTGCGCGAAGCCCTTTTCGGCCGCATAGGTCTGATTCGCGCTCGCGTATTCATTCTCACGCCCTGCGAGCGCCGAGGCGTTGACGTTGAGCTGCTGAGTCTGTGAGCCCATCTCGGCGCCCATGCCTTGCTGCAGGGCTACGGCTTGCCGGTCTGCCCAAGCCTGGGAAGCGGCGTCATTGAGCTGCGTACCCTTGAGCGCGGTGTCAGTCTGGTACTGCGCGCCAGCAAGCCCAAGCTGTCCGTAGCTCTGGTCACCGCCGACGATTTGGCTCGACAGGCCGCCGGCCGAGTTCAATGCGCTGAGCTGCTGCGCTCCAATCTGGTTCGACAATCCGCCGGCCGCATTGAGCGCGCTCAGCTGCTGCGCGTCGCGTTGGTTGGTAAGGCCGCCGGCCGCATTGAGCGCGTTGAGCCGCTGATTTTGGAACGCGGTGTATTCGTTTGCGCGGAGCTCGGCCGCTTGCGAATTGGCCTGCTGCTGCGTCAAAGCGTTCTGTCCAATTGCCTGGCGCAGTGCCGCTTGGCTGCCACCCATCCCGCGGCCAGAGCGCGCCAGGGCAAGCGCGTTTTGGGTATTGGCGTCGGTTGCCTGGGTGAGCTGTGCTTGAGCTGCGCTCGGGCCCTGAGGCCCATTCGCGAATTGGTTTAGCGCGTCGATTTGTGCGCCCTGTTGCGCGGTGCCGTTCGCCGCGAACTGGTTCAAGGCGCTCAGCTGCTGCCCTTGCTGCGCGGTGCCATTCGCCGCGAACTGGTTCAGCAGGTCGTACGAGCTGGTTTGCAGACCTCGCGACTGCTGTGCATTCGTGAGCCCCTGGCCGTACTGGCTCAAATCACCAGCGTAGACACCCAGCCCGCGAGACTGCGCGGCAGCTGCGTTTGCCGCGGCTTGGTTTGCGACGCCGCTGAAAGCCGCCGAGTATTTGTCGCCCGTTGCCTGTGCGTTGCCAAGCATCGCTTGGGTCGCGGCATTGTTGCCGGTGCCAAGCCCGAAGTCGTACTTCCGCTGTGCGGCGGCCTGGTCCTGCGAAAGGTTTGGGTGGATCGCGTCGGGGTCGTCGTGCTGGCCGGCGTACTCACCAGGCAACCAGTTGCCGCTCGCGACGTTCGCTGCCGCGGTCCCTGGAGTTTTCCAGTTTTGGAATTGCAGTGAAGGAGTAGGCGCATTAGCTCCGGCGATGGTCGCGTTGCGCGCCTCTCGCGCCGCTTGTTGCTCTGGCGTTTCAATTGGAGCCTGCGCCGGAACGGCTGCAGCAGCGGGCGCGGCTACCGCTGGCGCAGCCAACTGAACCGGCTTTGGCTTTGGCTTCCAAGCCGCCGCTGCCGCAGTCTGCGGGCTAGATTGGCTGTAGTCATAATCCGTAGGCATTACGCTCTCCTTGCCGTTGGCAAAGGCTTCGTCTTCCCAAGCAGCTCGTGCTCGATGAACAGCGCTTGCGAAACGAAGCCCTCGCTCGGCGCTCCGCTTGAGTCAGCGACAGTCACTCGTATCGCGGAACCCTTCCGCGTCTTCGGCGTCACATTGAGATAGACGCTGCCGTCTGGTGCATCCGCACTAGTGACAGGGAGCGCGAACGCATCCGCCGTAGCGCCATCCACAGAGACCTGCAGCGTGACCGTCGAGGAGCCTCGGAATTCCCCAACCGCAACCACAGCGTTAAAGTTTCCGTATCCGGCAACCCCAAACGGGCGCACGTCTCCGGTGCCAAGCGAGCTCGGGATGAATGACCCCTCGTCCGAATAGGTCCCTACCGACTCGGAGCGCAACCCGGTAAAGTTGCCACCGCTCTGCAGGGTGTAGACGAAGGTGTCGCTGTAGGAACCAGCCAGCCCAAAAGCGACGGCGCCGAGCGTGTCCACGGACCATCCGCCGGTACGCAGGTCGTAGGTAAGCACGCAGCTCGACGAGCCAGACTCATCAGCAGCCACGACGAAGCGTGCCGTAATCTCGCCGAGAAAATTGGCCGAAGTGGATGGCTGCGTCACGAGCGTGGCGCTGACGACGATCGGGAAGCTGGCGAGCGTTGACTCAATCTCTGCCCCGATGAACACCGGGGTGTTGAACCCGCGAGGCAGCAAGTAGATGCCGCGCTTGCCCTGGAAGAAGACCCCGATCGAAGTCTCGAGCACGCTCCGCCAATCGATGCAACCAACGTCCGTTGGCAGCTCGGTCGGTGGGTTGAATGAGCCGACACCTTCGTCGTTTGGGCCGTCGCCGGTAATGAAGTAGATGCGCTCGCGCGCAAACGCCACTACCGTCCCGTCGATTGAGGCGATGCCGGTGCACTTCTCTGGCAGGAAAACCGAGAATGCATCCAGGTCGCTGAACTGTGTCGGTTCGCCATCGACAAGAATCTTGCTTGCCGTGACGACACAGCGATCGAGCTGGCCAGCCAACCAGACGCGGGCCGAGCATACCGTCATGAACGTGCTCGGTGGAGCCAGCGTGTTTTCCGCCACACCACCGTCTGAGTAGATGAATTCGTTACCGCCAGCGGTAACGTCGGACATCAAGTCGAGGAAAGAAATCGTCGCCGTGCCGACCGGAAACGCTGACGGGGCGCCTGTGTTCGGCGTCACGCGATGGTAGGTACCCTGGCCGGCAATCGTTCGGTAGATGTGCACAACCGTCAGAGAGAGAGCAGAGGCCATGAACAGCGGCTTCAGGGTCAGCGTCGCTGAAGTGTTGGCGCCGCTGGCGAAAGCGAATGGATCGCTCGACGCAGAGCGTCGGCGTCTGCCTTGCGCGTCAAGGTATTCAAAAACCGCGCGGTACAGGTAATTGGTTGCCCCGCTCAGCGCTCCTCCGCCACCGCCGACAATGCTCTGAATCACCGGAGCGTGGCTGAAGCAAGTTTCCTCAAGCGACCCATTCAGCTCAAAGAGAGAGCCACCCGAAAATTGGAGTACCCGTCCGGCCACAACCGAATCGCGCGCTGCTTGGCGCATAGACTCGAAAATGGAGCGAAACGTTACCGAGTCGACGCCACGCATTTCGGTACCGCCGTTGCCGAACCGAAACACGTTCACTAGCGGCGTCAGGAATCCGGACCCCACCCCCATCGCAAGCACATCAGCTAGGCCAGTGTGCCCAAGCGTCCAAGGCACTGTATTGGGAGCATGCATGTTCCTGCACAAAATCTCGTTTGCGTCAGGCAGAAACGAGACCAGGTAATACGCGCGCTGCGAGTCCCACTTCGTTGATCCGTTGGTCGCGTTGTGTGTGGCAACCCAGACGTAGCCAGTCTCAACGGCTGCAGAACCCATCGAGACGCGGAAAGGCTTGCTTATTGGGCTCACACCAAACCAGGTGCCACCCGAAGAAATGACACCAGCCGCATTGACTCGAGCGGCGCGCATGTAGCTTGATTCGGACGCGACAACGAAGCCGCCCCAAACGATATCCGCTACCGTGTTGCTCAAGATCGAGATGCCGGGCTGCCCCAAGTTGTTCACGTCGACATTCGCGACGGCGCCACCAAGGCTCGCGGTTAGCCCGTTGTTGTAAACGATGTACCCCACACCGCCGGTTGCGGTGTTCATTGTCGCAACGAAGATGTTGCTCGTAGAATTGCCGGCGACGCCGAGATAGGTCTCCGTTGCTGCCGCCCCGAGGTTCTGGGTTTGCGTGAGCACCGGAGCCGCAACCGCGGTGAATAGCTTCGTGGTGATGTTGCCTACCGACTGGTAGGTGATGAGGAAATCGCTGCCACGCCCACACGCATCGAAGTGGTCTGCCGCAGCATCCAGGGTGCCGGGCGAAGCTGCTGCGGTCAGCGATGTTGGAAGCGTCGGGTCAAATACTTTCAGGTTGAGCGTGGTCCCGTTCTTGCTCAAAATGTAGACGAAGTTCGTCGTACTGATGACACGCGGGTCTTTCCCTGCGCCAATGTTCGAGGCCGCCGCGACGGTGGCTCCGCTGGTGTTCTTTACGGAGTAAAAGACATTCGCACCATTGCTCCAGGCATACACGATGTATCCCTGGCAGTACCCGGCTGACACACCGGATATGACGATGCTCTCGTCCCTGACCACAATATCGCGCTCACCAGGAGCGAACCCAGGTAGCACGCTTGGGGTTCCGCCGCCGATGAAAGAGCTGTCCGGTTGCCAGCCGGCTGCAGCCTGCTGCCTGACGCTGCCACCGACGCCGAACACCGGGTTACCATTCCAGCTCGCGATCAGATTCGCAGGCAGCTGTGAATAGCCGCGCGCCGCGAATGGCGTCGTGTCAACCGATACCGAGCCGTAGCGCTTGCTCGGTCGCCCGTCTTTGCGCCACCGCACATTACGCGCAACGGTGTGCACCTCAGGCGGCGCCACTCGCGCGTCGATGCTCTCGTTTACGCCGCGCTGAAAGACGATCGGAAGCAGGTCAGTCATCGGTAGTACCCCGATGCATCACAGGTGAACTCGTAGCGCCCAACCGCGGCCAACACTGGGAACGCGGCACCGTTGCACAGCACAGTCGCGTCCTGGCAGCTAGTCGTGATGTTGTTGGCGCCAGCGCGTTTGACGATGACGAATCGCCGCCCGAAGTTTGCCGGCGTGAGCTTCGGGAACACTGCTGTGGCCGGCGCAATACTGGTGTCGATCGTGAGCTGCTTGTCAGGCTGCATCGCCACGATGCCACGCGAAGCGGTCGCGTAAAAGCTATCGACGCGCAGCTGCGGAGCCAGCTCTTTGCGCACGAGGTTGAACTCGGCGTCGATGTTGCTTTCGAGCTGCGAAAGCTCGCGGTCGAGTTTGGCCGGATCTTCTGTTGCGAAGTCGTTGACGCGCTTGAAGGTCACAGCATCGTCCTTCGGTTGCGCATCCCACGAAGGTCGTAGCGCTTCGCCACGCTCGGCTTGTCCTGCCGCAATCGCTGCTGAAAGTCAGCCTGCAGCCGGTCACGCTCCGCAGTCGCCGTCGCATAGGCGCCCTGGTCGTGGTCGCGAATCAGGATCTTGATGAGGCAATCCCAGGTGAGCCATTCCTCCCATCCGGTGATGCCGTCGAAGGTGTCACCGTCCGCAACCAAGTCAGCGCCAAGCCCCATATACCAAACGGTGTACGGGTACGCCGACTGCGGCGGCGGCACGATGCCCAGCGTGTTCTGATAGCGGAAGAAGCCGACGGGGATCGATTGCGTCGAACCGGTCGGAGTCGGACCGAAAATGCCCTGGTACTGATTGCGCTGCTCGAAGGGGAGCTGCGGCACGTCGAGCACTTGCCCGTTGACCGTCACCTCCATTTGGTAGAGGTGGACCGGAGTTGGGTTCCACGCCGAAAAGTCGAGCGTCCCGAACGCGTACGGCGCAGTCGGTCCGACCGTGAGCGTCCCCGAGTGCGGGGTGAGGTAGAGCGGACTGCCCTGCTCGCTCACCCACTCGCGCCAGCGCTGAATACTCTGGTTGATGATGCGATTGAGCGAGGTGTCGTCATGACGCAACGTGGCCCCAAGCTGATCGGCCTGCCATCGCAGGTCGGTTCGCATTTGCACCAGGGTTCTAGTCCGAGCCACGTTGCATCACTCCGTCAGTAGCTGCCCGCGCAGAGGTGAATGAGGCGCTTGAGCGCCTGCATCCGCTCGGCGTCGCCAGCGGCTTCGGGGAACGCTTCCGAGAAAGCCTCCTCGAATCCAGCCGGCAATTCGCCTTCGTCGCCGTCCGGCTCGTCGCTCGCCATGGGCTCGTCGCGGGGTGCACCTTTCGGCTTACCCATGACGATGGCGAGATCGACCGCCGGCTCCTTTTTCGCTGCGCCTGCCATTACAGGTCCTTGAGGCGACTCAGGAAGAGCTGAATCACCATCGAATCGGCGGCGGCTGGGTCGGTTGCAGCGCCCGCTGCGTTGGTGGTTTGGAAGGACGCGGTTCCCGCGTTGGCGTTCATCGCCGTCCAGTAGAAACCTTTCACGGTTCCAGCTGGCGAGATGAGCATCACGTCGCCCATGCAGAGCGCATCTGCACTTGCCGGGAACGTGATGTTGTAGAGCCCGGCTGAGCCGCCACGAGTGACGGTCATGCCCGGGTCGTCCTGAGCGGTCAGCGGCGAGACGATGACGCCCGCGCCGCCCGTGACGGTCGCGCGCATCTCGAGCTCGATGCGGTCGCGCTTTCCGGACTTTGCATTGTAGTTTACTGCGTCGCCTGCAACGATGCTCATGGCCCAACCTCAGACGGTGGAAACCGTGCCGCAGAAGCCGGGAGCGGCGACGACGAAGGCCGGGTATGCGACCAGGCGATACTCGTAATCGTTGCTCGCCACCTTGCGCAGCATTTCGAGGCCGTCACCATTGACCACCTCGGGGATTTTGCTCAGGCCACCGAGTTTCACGGTGTCCATTTTCAAAGCGAAGGCCTTGTTGATCGGGCAGAACGGATCGGCGTAGAGCTTCACCGTCTTACCGCCTGCCTTGAAGCTCAGGTTCTCGTAGCCGAACTCGGCATCTTTCCCGATTTCGCGATAGCCGCGCGACTCGAGCGTGTCGGCCACGTTCTGCCACTTCTCCGGGTTGAGGAACACGGCGTCGGGACCGGGCCCGAAGTTGCGGCCGCGCATGCGCGTCACGAGGCGCTTGAGCCGCTGCTCGAGCGTGAGGCCCGTGATTTCTGCAGTCGTTAGGCGAATGCCCGACATGCGCGCGGTATCAACCGTGCGGTTGATGTTCTCGAACGTGGTAGCCGCCGGGTCAGAAGCTGGAATCCACGCGCCCAAGCCGAGCAAGATGCGCGTTGCGCCGGAGCCGCCGAAGTCGCCGTCGCGAAACAGGAACATCGTGCCCGCCCAGTTGGCAGGAGTGGCCGCCGCGCCGCCCGAAGTCGTCGAAACAGTGACCGTGCCGGCGTTGCGGTTGACCGCGATGACGAAGCCCTGACCAGCGCCAGCGATGATGATGTGTGCCGGGTCGGAGCCATCGTTCACGGACGGGACGAGGATTTGTCCAACCTCGAAATTCACCACGTCATCGGCATTGACGAGCGTGAGCACGCCGGCCGCGATGGTTGCGGAGCCAAGCGCCTGACCACCGTTGCTGTACAGGTACGTCGAGAACGTGTCCCCGAAGCCGTTGTACAGGCCGTTGATTTCAGTCTCCTGGTCGCGGAGAAAGGCGCCAACGTTGGAGCGTGAGGCCTTGATTACCTTGTCGCCGATTTCGACGGACGCGGAGTAATCGCCATAAGCCACCTTCCACTTGCGGCCCTGAACGTTGCCGTTGCCGCTGCCTTGCTGCGAGCCCTGCTGCGCTTTCGCGAGCGTGGCGCCGAAGCCTTGCGGGTTCTGAAAGATGAACGGGTGAATGTACTGGTCGCCGCCGAGGTCTTCCTCGCGCTTGACCATGCCGAAGAAAGGACGGTCTTTCTTCGTCAAATCGTCGATTTTGTCTTTGGTGTAGTAGTCTTTTAGAAACGCGTCGAACTGAGTAATCGTTGAGGCCATGGGAATTTTCCCTGGCCGCGCGGCATCAGTCGCCTGGCTGCGCTTCCATCATCCGCTGGTACTTTTCACGCACCTGCTCCGACGTAAGCTTGACGGGCGCCCCGTTTGCCTCTGCGGCTTGCGATTGCTTGAGAGCTCGCGCTGGCGCTTTCGCGGCAGGCGGTTTCGCGGGCGGTGCACTGGCCCGGGCAGCATTCGCGGGGTGAGCCCCGGTCTGTACGTCTTCTATACTCCACTGCTTGATCGAATTCAAAATCTCATCGCGCGCCAACTCGGCAGCTTGCGAGAGTGGCATAGTAGTATTGGCGCGAGCATCGTAGTTCGCGCGCTGAATTGCGTAGATGCGCTGAATGAACGCGGGCCGCTCGGCGAACTTCCGAATCGCCGGGTCTTCGCTTTCCCGACACTGGCCCTGTAGCGTGTCGAGGTATTCGTGCACAGCTTGTGTCTGCTCGGCTTCGGCGCGCGCTTCCTGTTCAGCCTGCTCGCGTTGCCGGCGCTCGGCGCGCTCAGCTTCGAGCTCGGCGCGGAGCTTTTCGACTTCGGGATTCTTGCCAACGCGCTGCCCGATGATTTTGCGCTGGTATTCGGCGGCATCCTCGCCAAAAGCAGACTTGAAAGCGGTGTCGTAGTCGCCCTTTTCGTAGGCGGCGCGTGCGGCGTGGAAGGGCGCATACTCGGCGCGCAAACGGTCGACAATGCCACCTAGCTCCTGCTCTCGGGCCGCGATGGCGCGCTTGCCAGCGGCCTCGAACTTGCGCACCTTTTCCCACTGCGCGGAGCTCACCCCGAGCTTGCGGGCAAGCGCTTCGCGGACGCCATCGGCAAGACCGTCAAACTTGAAATCACCGGTCACTACGTCGATGAACTTGGCAACATCACCGTGCTTCAGGTGGTAATGGGCCTTAGCCAAAACCCCAGCATCATCCGGGGGCGCCTCGGCTTCGGGAGCTGCAGCCGCTTTCTCGACGGCTTTCGCTTCGAGGTTTTCGACACGGCGCGCGCGCGGCTTCTTGTCGGCTGGCTTCGCTTCGGGTTTTTCCGGCTGCTCGCCTTCCTCGTCATCGTCCGGATCGCTCGGGTGCGCAGCGAGCACCTTTTCGATCACTTCATTCGCAGACTTGATGCCACCACCCGATTGCTTGGCGGGCGCTGCTGCAGGCGCCTGCGTGGTACTGGCTTCGGTCGAAACGCTGGTATCGTCGTCGGGCATCATTGCACCATCTGAGCGGGTGGGGGCGCGGCGGCTGGCATCGGCGCGGGCGGCGGCGCAGGCATCGAGTCGGCGCCCATGTCCTGACCGCTGGGAGCGATCTGCATCGACTTGCCGGCGGCGCGCTGCGCGGCACGCGTTTCCTTCTGCTGAATCTCGAGGTCGAGCTCCTGCATGAAGCGCAAGAAGAAGTCCTTGTTGAAGTCGGGCACCTCGACCATTTCGGCCTCGAGGTACGCCTGCGCGACCTGCACGAGCGCGTCAGGCAGCGATGGCATCCAAGGGATCGGAGGCCGATAGCGGAATGTGCCCTCTTGCTCGGCTTCCACCGTCGCGTCGAGCCACTGGTCAATGTAGCTCTCGATGAGCTCGCGCTGGCGCGTCACGCTCTCGAGCTCCTTTGCGGAGTCGAGGTACTGAATCGTCTGCAGTAGCGCGTCGTCGCTCACCTTGCCGGCGGCGTTGAGCTCCTGAATCAGCTGCAGGCGATCGGCTGGCGTGTTTTTGATTTCGCCAACCGGGTAAATCTGAATGACGTAGCGGTCCTCTTCGAGGTCTACGTCGGACCACTTGATTTCGCGCATGAACCCTTTGCCGGTCCAACGCGAGGCGAAATCCTTGTTCGTGGCCGCGAGCTCACGAACACACGCAATGGTCTGCCGCGCCAGCGACACGAAAGCCTCCTCGTACGCGCGATAGATGACGCTGAAGCGTTTCGACTGCACATCTTCGACGGCTCGGATCGCGACTGCCGCAGTCAGCCCAGCGGGCTTGTCGCCGCTGCTGAGCATCTCACTCACGCCGCTCACGTCGTGCAGCTTGTCGACGTTCATCTCGAGGAACTGCACGTTGGCAGGCCCAAACGGCTGCGGCGCCACGTACACCGGCGGAGTCTTGCCCGGCGCGTACCGCAGATTGATGGCGTCTTCGTTCGAGCGAATATCCTCCTCGCGAACGCTGCCTTCCTCAAACACGCAGACGCCCATGCTGGTCTTCGTGTGCGAGTCCTGCATGCGCTGAACGGTGTCGTTCACGGCGTCGCTGATGCTGCTGATTTCCTCGACGAGCGAGCAGCCATCATTACCAACGAGGTGCTTCGCCCAGTGAATCCAGACGAATGGGAACTCGTTACGAGTCCACTCCTCGTCAACTAGGCAAACATCGTCGACCGCGATCACATGCCGGCCTGGCCTCGTTGAGCTGAACGGCAGCCGCCACGCCTCGCACACTCGAATCTGATTCGAAACGCGCGGCGATCCGGTCCACTCGGCTTCGTCCTCTTCCTTGAACTCCGGCGCGCGCCCAATTGCCTCAGCGTGCTCCGGGAAGCGCGCAATCAGCTCGTCACGGTCGTACGGGTACACGTGAAACAGGTTCCGCGGCTGGCCGTAGCGCGCTTCGAGCGGGTCAACAAAAAGCTCCCAGGTGAAGACGCGCTCGTACGCAACGCGCCCGTCTTCCTCGTCCGCAAACGTCTTGACCGCGCCGCCGGTGGGGAACACGCAGGCGTCTAGGAACACGCGCAGCATCAGCTGCCATAGGTCGCCGTAGACGCCGACCGACTGCATAAACTGGCCTTCTACGAAGCGGTCGAGCTTCTTGCTCTTACGCTTGGTCTGCCAATCCGAATCACTGGTGACGAATTGCACCTTGGGCTTTTGCTGCCCGGCAAGCTTGGCGTGCGCGGCGTTCGCGATGCTGCGCTCTTCCGGCCACACCAGAGGACCGTTCCCGTTGCCCGAGTAGGCACCCGCGCGGTAGTACGCCGCGGGGTTCAGCCCGCCGAGCCTGCGCATTTCGTAGCGGCTCGCGGCGTCACGGCAGCGTGTCTTGCGGCTCTTCTGCTCGGTCTGCAGGGCCTTGCAGAGGGCAGTCAGCTCGCGCGCCATCTCGGCGCCCTTATCGATCTGATGCCACTTCGCCTGCTGGACGGACATTGCCTGTCACAGCAAATAGCGCTACTTGACCGATAGGTCAAATAATGTCCCGTGACAAAGAATGTCCTAGGTAGTACTACTAGAGCCATGTCGAACATTCGCCCCATGCAAGACAACGTGTTGATTCAGTTCTTGCCGCCGCCGAAGCTGGCCCCCGGCGGAATCATTTTCCTGCCAGACACCGCCAAGCCTGAGCAGACGCTGCGGGCCGAGGTGGTCGCCGTGGGTCCAGGCTATTACCGGGACAGCGGGCACGGTCGGTTCATCCCGACGACGCTGAAGCCCGGTGACGTGGTGCTCGTCGAGCGCCAGGCGGGCCAGGATTACTCCCTCGACGTGAGCGCGCCGCGACAGAACGCGAAGGGCGCGGATTGGGGCGACACCAAAACCGGCTATCGCATGGTGCGCGAGGAAGAGGTGTTGGCGGTTGTGGAGGAAGCGAATGACTGAAGCTCAGCGGGCTGCCGAGCTGCTCCGACTACAGCGGATAATCCAGGCTCTGCCAACCGGGTTTACTTGGGCTCCGTCTGCATTCGGGTTTCGCCAAGCGGGGCCATGGGTGACATATGGGCTCCGTTAGTCGCCGCCTCACCAAACACCTGAGCTTCTTCAATCGAAGCATGGCTCAGCAAATCAAGGGCCGCCGTGCGGGCATGAGTGTCATCGCTGCTGCAGCCATCATTGCGCCCGCTGTGACGGAAGGCGTGCTGCTCTCGCAACGGCTCGAACGGGCAGCGCGTGAGAACAACGCCACCGACCCGCTGCACTTCCTCGAATACCTGCGCCGGATGCGTCGCGGCTATGACCCGCGCGTCGACGGCCCCAGCGCGTTGATGACGCTGGTCGACGAGATTGCGAAGTTCGAGGTTGAGGAGCTGGCGCGACGTAAGGCTGCGGCGGGGGCGAGCGCATCGTGAACCGGCGCCAATTCTTGGCAGCGTTCGTCATGCTGCTCGTTGCCGTTTGCCTGCTCGACTTGGAGCGGCTGCGGCAATGGTGGAAGAGCATCGGCGGGAAGGAGCTGTCCGAGTTCGCGCGAGCGATGCGCGCAGAATTTGATCGCGCGCACGAGGCATTCGGCAAGCAACTGAGTCGGCACATGTGGGCGCCGTCGCGCGAGCCTGCGGTGACCTATGTGCACCCTGACACCTACTCCGCAATGCAGAGGCTGCTGAATGGGTAGGCGCCCGATGAAACCCGGTGGCGTCGGCGCTGAAGGCTCGACCTTGCAGAAGGACAAAATCATCGAGTCGATCGCGCTCGAAATGTCCGCGGGCAAGTGGCACCCGTTCCGGTCCGTGCGGGAGCTCGCGCGCCGCACCGGTGTCAGCCTGAGCAACGCACAGAAGTACTGCGCCGAAGCGTCGAGGCTGCTGCGCATCGGTTGGGGGCAAGACGAGGCGAAGGTCGCGGTAATCGAGCGCATCTCGTTCCTCGGACAAGATGCGCTCGATCGCATCGAAGAAATGGGCGTCTTCAACACGGAAACTAAGTGCGTGGAAGTCGTCCAGCTACGCAAGCCCGACCACCGCACCGCGCTCAACGCCGCCAAGCACCTGGCCGACATTCTCGGGCTGAGCGGCGCGAACAGCGAGGTTGTCGTGCGCTACCAGCAGATGAGCGACTCGGACCTATGGCGCGAGGCGCAACGCTTCGTCGCGCAATTGAGAGGACAGACCCATGACGACGGAATCGAAACCACAGGCGAAGAAATCCCCGAGCTCCCAGAGTCCACCGACGCCGACCAGGCTGCGTTGGACCGCCTTGGCGCTGCGCGCGAATGACGACAACGGCGAGGCTGCCTACAACTTGGAGATGGCGACCATCGAGCGCTTCGACGGCGGCTTTCTTGTCGTCTCGAAGAACACCGGCGCGAAGCATTGGCACCCCGACTCAATGGTGCGGTGCGCGACGTGGGAGCTTGTCTCGGCGGAGACAGCGCCCGAATGATCACTGCGCTCGCCATTGTGGGCGGCGCCGTACTTGTGACCGCAGCAATCTACCTAGGAGCAAGACACATGTCCGCAGCAACCGACCGACTCGCAGCATCCGTTCAAGCCGCGTCTGCCAGCGCCGACGCGCTCATTCAGCGCATCGCAACCATTCCCGCGCCGCCGCTCGACGAGACGCCCATCACCGCCGCCGCTGATGCCGTCGACGCGCTCAAAGCCAAGCTGGACGCGACCCTGCCCGCGACGTGAACCCGTCGCAGTTCGCCCAGTTGCCGCCTGAGCTGCGCGGCGAGCTCGAGCGCCGTATCAAGGCCTCGAAAGCTCTCCGAACGGCTCGGCGGTTTCTGGCCGACCTGCATCCGAAACAGCGCCGCTTCGTGCTCGACAAGAGCCGGCGCAAGGTCGCTGTCTGCTCCCGTCGCGCCGGCAAATCGCACGGCATCCTGGCTTGGCTGATTGACGGCGCGCTGGACGACCCAGGCGGGCTGAGCGTCTACGTCGCTCGCAGCAAGGGCGACGCGATGCGCATCATGGGGCCGGCGATCGACTTGTTCGCGCGCCGGTACCCCGAGCTGCAGCTGAAGCTCCGCGAGATTGACGGCCAGCGCCTGCTCGTCGTCGGCCTCACGCGCCACAACATCTGGCTCGCAGGCTGCAAGGACCAAAGCGAGGTTGGTAAGTTCCGCGGCGCTGGCAACGGTTACAAGCGGGTCGCGATCGACGAGGCGCAAGAGTACGGCGCCTTCCTCCGCGACCTCATCACTGGCGCAATAGAGCCTGCGCTGGTCGACAAGAAAGGCGAGCTGCTACTCGCAGGAACGCCTGGCCCGGTGCCCGCCGGCATCTTCTACGAGGTCTCCACCGGCGACGGTGCACCGCAGTGGCCGACGCATCACTGGACCATCTTCGACAACCCGCACATTCGGGACGCGGCGGAAGAAATCCGGCTCTTCTGCGCAACCTACGGGCTCGACAAGGACAGCCCGACCTTCCGCCGTGAGTACCTGGGCGTGTGGGTGCGTGACGATGGCGTGCTCGTTTACCCGTACAGCGCGAACATCAACGCATGCCTGGCTCACGAGGTTCCCGAGGGCGGCCACCTGGTGCTCTCGCTCGACTTCGGCGTGGTCGACGCAACCGCGTTCACCGTGCTCAAGACGGTGCCCGGCGCGCCAGAGGTCTGGGTTCTGCGTAGTTGGAGCAAGACCGGGCTCATCCCCAGCGCAGTGGCGGCGCACGTCGAGCGCCTGATAGCCGAGTTCGGGCGCGGCATGCAGATTGTCGGCGACGAGGGTGGCCTTGGCAAAGGCTACGCGGAGGAGATGCGCCAGCGCTACGGCATCGGAATTACCGCAGCCGAGAAGACGAAGAAGCGCGCGTTCCAGGAGATTGCGCAGGGTGAGCTCCGGTCAGGCACGATCAAAATCGTGGCCAGCGAATGCCACCAGCTGATTGACGAGATGTGCCTACTGCAGTGGGCGCCGGGTAAGCTTAAGGAAGACGAGCGCTTCGAGAACCACTGTTGCGACTCGATGCTCTACGGGGTGCGTGCGGCGCGAGCCTGGTACCGCCCCGAGGTCGAGGCTCCTGCGCCTGGCACCCCTGAATGGTGGGCAGCCGAGCAGGCAAGAACGCGTGCTGAGATGCGCAAGCGGGCTGAGCAGCGGGCGAAGAAGGTAGGAGGGCTACGGCGCTAGTAGCCTTCGCTGGTGACCTCGATCCGACAGTCGATGCCGGAACCCGCACGCCGCCACAGCGATACCGGGCCGTCGCTGGCGCGCATCGCAGCCACCGGCGCCTGCTCGCACGCGCTCACACCCAGCGGTAGAACCCCACAGTAGGGGTACGGCGCAGCAGAGTACACCACGACTCGGGACGAGCTCCCCGGCGCAGTCGCCACCTCGGCCCACCCGCACTCTGCAGACGGCGAAGCGCCGCACCCGACCAATAGCCCCAACGCAAACGCAATCACCCGCATGTCTTCAACGTGGGATTGCCACGCGTCGAGTCAAGAACGCGTCGTACGTTCAGCGGCGGCTGCCAGCAGTGCCTGCCGTGCCCACTCGGACCAGCGAAGCCCCGAGGCCTCAACGGCAGCGTCTACCGTCGCCCACATGTACGCGTCGCCGCGCACAAGGCGGCCTTCCTGCTTGTTCTTGCCGGATGGGCCACCGTGGCGCTTCTTGTCTGGCGCGGGGCCGGCAGGGGCAGCCCGAGCCGCCCCCGTGGTCCGCTTGCTCATACCGACTCGGCCTCGACGGCGGCGAACTTTTCGATCACTGATTCGAGCACCGCAGC